AAGTCGATACCTTTCCGACTGATGGCATTCCGCATCGTCGCAGACAAGGACTCTGATCTTCCCGAAGGGCTGCGCGCCCATGCAAAGCAGGAGGGCGACCGTTGGGTCGTTAGCTCGCTGCCAGAAGGATGGGAAGTGGGAGACACCGTTGGCCTGCGCAAGTTCCTTAGCGAGGAGCGCACGGCGCGGAAGGTCGCAGAGAAAGCCCTCCAGGCTTACGAGGGCATCGACGACGCGGCGGCAGCTCGTGAAGCTCTGACGCAGATGAAGGCGGGGTCGCTGAAGTCTGCGAAGGAGATCGAAGAGTTCCGCAAGTCGTTGGAGACGAAGGTTGCCGCTGACCTAGCGAAGAAGGACGCCATGGCGCACGGTCTGACCAAGCAGCTCACCGAGCTGATGGTGGACAACGCCGCACAAAAGGCGATCGCTGAAGCGGGCGGCAACCTCAAGCTGCTGTTGCCGATCGTCAAGGCAGCAGTGAAGGCCGAGACCACTCCAGACGGGCGTCTGGCGGTGTCTGTGGTCGATGACTCGGGCAAGGAACTGGTGAGCAAGGCCGCGGGCGCGACCTCTCCCATGTCCATCAACGAGTTCGTTCATACGTTGCGAGAGCAGGCCGAATACAAGGTCGCCTTCGCAGGTTCTGGAACCGGGGGCTCCGGTTCCACGTCTTCGACCGCGGGCGCGGTTCGGGCGTCAGTCCCAGGATCTCTATCCGCGAGGGAGCTGTTCGACCGTGCCAGTATGCACCGGTAGCGAGCTTCTGGGAGCCGCTATGACGCTTCCTCGTGGGCAAACACCCATTGAGGAAACCTCATGGCCGTTACTCTTCTCCAGTCCGCTCTGACTGCGGAAGCAAACGGTGAGTTCAAGAAGGCAGGCGTTCTGAAGACGTTTGCCGACAGCTCGCCGCTGCTCGCCGCTATGCCCATGCTGCCGATCCAAGGCAGCGCTTTCGCCTGGACGCGCCAAGCTTCGCTCGGCTCGGCAGGCTTCCGTGCCGTGAACGGTTCCTTCTCGGAATCGGCTGGCACCGTTGAGACCCGCACCGTTGCGATGAAGATCATCGGCGGCGACCTCGACGTTGACGAGTTCTTGGTCCAGGCTCACGGCCCGGCCCACCGCGCGATTCAAGAGCAGGCGAAGGCCGCGCTCATCGCGCAGACGATCAGCTACCAGATCATCAAGGGGTCGGTCGCTGGTGGTGGTGGTTCGACCGGTGACGCCAACGGCTTCGACGGTCTCCAGGTCCGTTACGGTGGCGGCTTCGGCTCCACGGCGGTCGTGGACGGCGGCGAGAACGCTGGCCAGATCCTCCAAAACTCTGGCGGCGGTGCGCTTTCGATGCGCTCGCTCGACGAGGCGATCCAGGCGGTCGAGAATCCGACGCACCTGCTGATGGCCAAGAAGATGCGCGTCAACATCCAAGCCTTCCTGCGCGGCAGCTCGTCGGTGCAGATGGTCAAGGACGAATACGGCCGTCTCGTGACGACCTACAACGGCCTGCCAATCCTCGACGCGGACGTGCTCGGCACGGTCAGCGGCCTTGAGCAGATCGGCTTCAACGAGAACAACGACAGCAGCACGTCGATCTACTGCTTGTCGCTCACGGACATGGGTCTGTGCATGCCCACGGTCGGCGGTGTCCAGGTGCGTGACCTGGGCGAACAGAACGCCAAGGCGGTCCGTCGCACGCGCGTCGAGATGTATGCGAACATCGCAGACATCCACCCGCGTTGCGTGTCCCGCCTCTACGACATCACCGATGCAGTCGCCATCGCCTGATCCAAGGAGGACAACAACATGGCTCATCAATGCTATTCGCTGACGCTCGATGGAGCGCTTCAGCTTGCCAACGCAACTGCGGTTGCGTCCGCAACTACGACCAACGGAACGGCGCTGGACCTCGGCGGCGCGGCCAACAACTGGCAGCGCTTCGCGGTTGTCATCGACTGGAGCGGTCTCGACGTCGCTTCGACGGACGAGCTGTATCGCTTCCAGGTACAGGGTGCCACGGCTTCGGCGTTCAGCACGCCGTATGTCTTGGCCGAGAAGCGTCTCGGCGCTGCTGGTGGTAGCCCCGGTCCTGCGACTGGTGTGAACTTGCAGCCCGTGGCCACTACGGCTCTTGGCCGCATGGTCCTGTATGTCGACAACGTCGCGGTCACCAGCGCGTCGGATGCGAGCAGCGTCATCTCGACGCAGTGGATCCGCTTGACCTGCGTCAGCAGCGGCACGACGCCTGCCGTGACCTACTCGGCCTGGATCGTCCCGATCCCCTGATCTGAGCAACCGCACGACCGCGCGGCGCAAGCGGTCGCTTCCCTGTGACAGATCGAAGCTCGGCGGGCCGGAACTCCCGCCGAGCACTTACACCAGGAGCACCACGTGGCAGTTCGCAAGTTCATCCTGACCATCGGCCAGTCCAACGGCGGCACGAAAGCGGACTACGCGGCGTGGGGCGCGCTGCACAGCCAGATTTATGTGGACGTCGAGAACGCAATCTCGACGTCGGAAGCGCAAGGTGCATACACCGACACCTACACGATCCCCGGCACGTGGCCTGAGTTTCCGACGTGCTCGCTGAAGGGCGCAGCCGTTGACAGCATTCGCTATTTGACGTTCTACAACCCATGCGCCACGGGCATTGGTTACGTCACGTATCCAGGCACGGCGCGCATCACGGCGGTCGATAATCAGTTGAGCACGACAGCGTCAACTGGTCTGACGACTGCACTGAAGTGGCAATACGATCCGACGGGCCGCACGATTACACGCGAGCGCACTGGGACCACGCACACTGTTAGTTTCTGGGGAGGCAGTGTATCCGCTGGAGCGGCTGACCAGCTTCTTGTTGCTCCTGCGTTTGATCCGCCGCCTGTGATTGGCGAGGAAATCACCTATCCGATCCGAGCAGGCATCAACAGTGCTTCAGGTAGTTACATCTGCATTGAACCACGGTTAGGCGATGACTTCGGAACTGACGGAACTTGGAACGCATCGCTGGCTGGTCTTCGCGTGCGCTGCACCTCAAGCACGCACCCGAACAACGTCGGCGTTGTGCGATACGTCAGCAGCATCACTCTCGACGCAGGCATTGCGAACGACGTTGCCGGGGCACCGCCAACGGTCAAGATCACGTTTAGCGAGGCTTTCCCAAACCACCCGAACAACAACGACACGTTCGTCATCGAGCCGCCGCCCGTTGGCGCGGTTGACGTTCCTTTCGAGAAATGGGCCTACTTCCTGCCGTGGTCGCCGATCGAAGGCCGCGCTACTAGGCAAACGATCACGTCCGCGTCGGCAGCGTCTGGCACTGGTAGCTTTGTGGCGTTCACGGTTGCAGCAGGCCATGGCATCGTTGTAGGCCAATCCATCAATGTGATCGGTCCAGCGGTCCCACCGAGCACGCCTGCGCAAACGACATATCAAGGCACACACTTCGTTGTCGAAGTCACCGCGACCACGATCACGCTGAACGTCGCCTACAGCATTGCGCTGAGTGTCCCGCACTACCTGCGCGTGATGGGCAAGGTCAATCCTTACCCGCCGGGCTTCAACTACCCGAACCACATCGCCACGCCGCAGTTCTACCAGCCGTTCCTCGGCGAAAGCTATCTCTACGGCGCTGGCTCTTCGTTCGCGTTGACCGCGCGTGCCGCATATCACACGGGCCTTGCCAATCGGTTGCAGGAGCAAGTCGGCGAGATCATCTACGTGGTGAACCTCGCAGTGGACGGCACCTACCTTGCGCAGCAGGACTGGTATCTCGACGCGTCACCACCAGTGCCGTCCGTTGGCTGGTTTGATCCCAACCAGCACACGAGCTGGAGCGCAGGCGACCGCAACAACCTTTACCAGCGACTGATCGACACGCTCGACGCGGCCAAGCTCGCGGCGCAGCGCGAAGGCAACACGCTGGAGTGCCTCGGCGTGTTCTTTGTGCAAGGCGAAGGCGACGGCTCGTTCCTCGATCAAGCCGAGCGCTACTACCGCAACCTGACGACGTTCAAGGCCCAGGTGCGCGGCGCGATCAAGGACGCGGGCCTCTACGCAGGCACCGAAGCCACGATCCCGTGGGTGCAGCCGCTGATCACCACGACGCCGTGGACGTATTCGGCGACCATCAACTCGGCCATCCAACTGTGCGCAGCGGAAGACCGCTACATGCGCACGGTGCAGATGGACGACGCCACCAAGATCGTCGGCGACACGGCGCACTATGACGCGGCAGGCATCACGCTGCTCGAATACCGCGCCTTCTCGCTGTGGCGCAACATCACCGAGCAGCTCGACGTTGGCGCATATGAGAGCGCGCTGGTGGTCGAGACGGGCACGGGCAGTGCGACCGCCAACAGCTACGCCACCCAGCTGTTCTGCACGACCTACTTCCAGAACCAAGGCGGCAACACGGCGTGGGACGCGGCGGACAAGATCCAGCGCGAGCGTGCTCTGATGCGCGCCACGTTCTGGATCGACCAGACCTACGGCGACCGCTTCGTTGGCCTGCGCTCGGTCAACACGCAGGCTCTGGAGTGGCCGCGCTCGTTTGCCTACGACCGGCAGGGCGATGACATCAGCGGCGTGCCGCTCGCTCTGCAACGAGCCACGGCAGAGATCGCACGGCGCTACCTCGAAGACAGCGCGCAGTTCTTTGCGGACACCGCTGCCGCGTCCAACGTTCTGGAAGACAGCGTCAGCGTCGGGCCGATCTCAATCAGCAAGACCTACGCGGGCACTAAGGACACGGCCAAGAAGTTCGTCGTCGTCGACCGGCTGTTCCAGGTCGCTGGCCTGATTGAGTCTGGAGGCTGGGCACGCCGATGAGCGTCGACGTGACGCAGCTCTTGGCCGATGTCTACGCGGCGACCGCCGAAGTGGGCCGCAGCGTGACCATCACGGCCTATGCGGACAGCTACGACGTAGCGACCGGCAACACCACGCGCACGCCGACGAACTACACGGTGCTTGCTTCGCCGCCCTACAACGCCACGCGCGGCGTCGATGCCGACAGCCAGCCGCGAGGCACGGCGCAGGTTGTCATCCCGGCGCAGGGCGTCACGTTCACGATCCAGGCCGGGCAGAAGCTGGCGACCGGCGGCAAGGTCTACACCATCACGGTGGTCGGTCGTCTCGAAGTCGGCTCGACGCTGGTGGCTTACGAGCTGACGATGCAAGAGGGCGCGCCATGACGAACGCCGACAACGCGCGCTCATTCTCGGTCGACATCCAACGACTGGTTGCCGGGCTCGCTGCTGATGCTGTCGTGAAGGCGACGCAGAAGCTCGCGCTCGATGCGTTGCGTAGCCTGATTCTCAAGTCGCCGGTTGGCTTTCCGCGCAACTGGAAGAACCCGGCACCCAAGGGCTACGTCGGCGGCCAGTTCCGTGGCTCTTGGCAACTCACGGTCGGATCCGAAGGCAGCGGCATTGTGGGCCAGCCGATCAAAGGCAAGTTTGGAAGCAAGTCGGCTGCTAACGTGGCCGCGTCTAATGCTGTCGCAGAACTCGACAAGCTCCAGCCATACTTCCCCGTGTTTATCGTCAACGGGCTACCATACGCACAGCGCCTGGAAAACGGCTGGTCCAAGCAAGCACCGCTTGGCATGGTGGCTTTGACCGTTCAAGAACTCCAGTTCGTTGTCATGGGCTACGAAAACGGGCAGCTCAAATAATGGCTAGCGCAACCCAATCAGCAGCCAACTTGATCCGCCAGCGGTTCAACACGCTGGTCACCGTTGCCGAGTCGCTTCCGACCGTATGGGACAACGTGCCCAACGCGACGTTGCCCGCGTCGGGTCGCTGGTGCCGCATGTCGGTGCGCATGGGAGCAGCCGAGCAACTGACGCTTGCCGGTGCAGGCAGTGCCTACCGCGTGACCGGCGTTGCGCTGGTCCAGCTATTCGAGCCGCTTGGTGCTGGCGACGGCACGCAGCTCGGCCTCGTCGATGCAATCGTTGACGCATTCCGTGGCGTGACCTTGCTTGGTCCGCCTGTGATTCACTTCGACCCGCCCTACGTCAGCTCGCCGCCTTCGGTCGATGACGGTCTCTGGTTGCAGGTCGTGACCATCCCCTTCCGCGTTCAGGAGTTCGCCTAATGGCCTCGATCAGCAGCAGCCGGTTCTCGATCTACCCGCAAGCGACGGCAGGCACTACGCCAGCCGCGCCTACGGCCACGACTTGGTACAACCTCAACGTCGCCAAGCCCGGCGTCAGCGGTGGCCCGGCCAACCAGACGGTCGAGTCGCAGTTGATCCGCAACAACCGCAACCCGGCAGGCATCAAGCTGGTCGGGCCGCAGTCGGCTCTGAGCATCCCGTTTGAGACTCAGGTGCCGACTACGTCCAGCGAGGCGTTCTGGGAGTTGCTCAAGGCTTCGATTTACGCGCCTGCGGCTGGCGCGGCGCAAAGCACGTCGGGATGGACATGGACCACAACCAACCTGACTGGCGCGTCGGTTACCGGCTTTGAGATCGGCGACGTTGTCCGCATTACAGACGCCGCATCAGCTACGTGGTATGCGCGCGTCGTCAACAAGACAACAGACCTGACCATTGACATCAGCAAGCCTGCTGGAGTTGCCGGTGGATCGGTCACGGTGAAGCGTGGCGTCACGATCAAGAACGGCGACACGCAGAAGACGTTCGCCATGCTGCGCTCGTTCTACGCGCCCGCATCATCCAGCTACGATCGCTTCGAGCTGTTCAACGAGGAGACGATCGACTCGTGCAGCTTCGCTCTGAGCAACAAGGGTATCATCACCGGAACCTTCGGCACGGTTGGCATCGGTAGCTCGCCGCTGGCTAGCACGCTTGGAGGTCTGGCAGTCGACTTGTCTGCTGCTTCCTTCACGACCGCACCAACCACCGTAGTCGTGGACGCCACGAACTAC